ACAGCTAGGCAGAGAACTTGCAAGAATAGTGGAGTCCGTATCAGGTAATCCCATAGGGGGTTTTATACTCCCTTTTGGTAGATTTATGAATAATGTCGTAGCTTTTTCCTACGCATGGGGACCAACTGGTTTGTTTCCTGTCATGGCAGCTATGAATAGAAAGGGTGCTTTACGTCCTGATAAAATAGAATTAGCTGAAGCATTGTCACGAGCCACCGTGGGGACAACTGCTTTGATACTAGCTATGGACTTCCAAAAGAAACAAGAGGCAAAAGGTCTAGCTTTTAATGAGATAGAGACAGGCGGTGGAGATGTTGTAGATATAGGTAATACTTTTCCTATGTCTTTACTTATGGCAGGAGCTAGGTATTTTAATACTCTTCAAGCAGGAGCAGACTCAAAAGAAATAAGAGCAGAATTTTTAAAACAAATGGCTATAGGTCAAACGGCAAAAGATTTATCATTTGGTAATGACCTTACAAAGATGTTTGCTTTTTTAGAAAGAGGTTTAATGGAAGGGGATTCAGGAGCAGGACAATACGCAACATATTTATTAAATCAAGGATCTGGCACACTGTTAGGTAATATTGGTTCAGGCTACACACGATTTCTTGATCCTGTAAATAGGATAGTAGGATACATGTCGGACACAGATCCGGGAATAGACCGAAGACTTGCAGATAGTTTTGGTGGCGCACTATCCCTAAATGGTCTTAAGTATACAGATAATATATTTGAAGGTTTGACACGTTTAGTATCAGGAGATGAGGATTACTTAATGGGAGAAAAAGCTCAGGTAGCTTCTAGGGAGGGTGACTTGTATGATCCTAGTCCTATGCAAACTCTGATGGGTATACGAGTGAAACAACCAAGAACTGCTACAGAAATAATGTTTGGTATGGTAGGCAAACCTAACTGGAAAGCTAGTATATATACAGGTGTGCCTAAACACGACAACTATGTGAACCGTGTTATATCACCTATACTAGAGCGAGAGGCTGAGGATTTATTAAAGAGAAAAGGATTCCAAAGAGCTAGTCTTGCTGATAAACAAGAGTACGTTAAGGCTGCCTTGAAGAGAGCTAAAACAATAGTAAGAGACGACTTAAGTGTTGTCCCATTAACAAAAGAGGGACTTAATTATAGAAGAGTTAAGATAGATAGAACTATAAGTGATGTTAAGTTAACTCAATATAGAAAACAATTAGGTATACGAAATAAACTTAAGGATATGACAGACTTTGAACTGGCTAAACTAGAGGCACACATAAAAGAAGTAAGAGATAAGTTTAAGGGTATGCCATCATACGAATAAAAAAAGGGGAGTCTAAGCTCCCCCCTGAGTTTAATACCATTTGGTATATAGTCGGCTTGGATCTAAACTAGACCAAGAGGATGAAACGGCTGATACACCCAAAGCTTTAAGCTCTTCACGTAAAGCCTCATCTGCAGACTTACGTGCTTCCATTGCAGACTTAACACCTGCAAATCTTTTATCACGATAAGCCTTTTTCATATCTCTGAGTTGTAGTTCCAACTCTTCAATTTGTTTTGCCATCTCCTCTAGACTAATATCACTTTCCATACTTACCTCCGTTTTTTTGAAAGCTTTTTCTGCTTCTCTCCTCGCTGAAGTCATGTCGCCTCCCCAAGTTGCGATAATACGCAGCATTAAAGCCACGATCCCATTCTTTAGAAGCTACACTTCCAAGGTGGAATGGGTTACCTCTCAGCATCTTTGTATTCTCAATGAGTTTACCCTTTACAAAGGTGCTGTATCCTTGTTCAAATGGTTTCATTTTGACCTGTGAAGTTACCACGTTGAGAGCATCCTATATATAAAACACTAGCACCACTTCTGTACGTTTGTTTTAAATGCTTATCAAGTGACTCGTTAATATGTTTATTCTCTTTTACTAAGTAGTGTAAACACTTATCTTGATCCACAAATTCTTCACCCTTATACTCTATTACACTAACAATACCACCAATTAATATGGTAGCGTATATTACAAACGCACTCATTACTAACTCCCTATATCTACTATTTCACATGAATCACCAGAGCAAGCCAACGTCTGAGAAGAATGTGTGTTATCTTCCTTCTCATAACTTTGAAACTTATCCCAATCTATATGTCCGAACTTACTGCTAAAATCATTGTATACAGCTTCTGTACACTCTTGATAGGGTGCTTGTTGATAAGTATGGTCGGAGTGTGGTAAGAATGATACACCTGACATTTCGTCAAAGTGTTTAAATACAAACGCTCCTACTTCCATCCACTCATCGTCCCTCACAGAAATGGTCACTGACGGCTTGTGTTCACACCAGTGTCGCTGATATGTGAGCCACGTTTGTAGCTGTTCTATGGCTGTCATATCGTCTCTCATTACTGATTTTCTAGGTGACTTCATAGGAAAGCTAAACACCGTGTTGGTATCAGGCTTCATCACATCAGGTTCACTTGGTATGCCACTATCTACCATGAAGTTAGTAAGAGGATCTTTATTATCCCCCCTAACAGTACGGATATAATAACTGCTATGACGAGGGTGGATACCACTGCTTGAGTCAACAAGCTGTGATACTGTCCCACTTGGTTTGACGCAGGTGATAGCGGTGCTTTGTGGGATTCCAAAGATTGCTGCCCATTCTTTATTCGTTTCGACAGCAACCTGCCGTAGTGCCTCAAGCGTTTTATCAAGTCCATGTTTCTTTCCACTCGTTAATTCGTTATCCATTATACCTGTAAGGCTAACACCAAGTAGTCTTTCTTCTTCTGTGTTATCTTTCCATACCTTACGTAAATAAGGGAACTTAGTCAAGGTAGACTGTGCTGTATCAAGTATGGTGGCAAGCATTACCTTCCTCTTCAGATCTTCAAACCTGTCTTTCTCTCGTATTACAACTTCAGTTAAGTTACAGAACTGATAGGGTCTAAGTATAATTTCACTGCAAGGGTTAGTGCCAAACTCATAGTCAGGATCTCTCCTGCCAAACTTCTTTGCTTGTTCTTGTGCAGATATCCTATTAAATATGCCACGCTCTCCTGATTTAGACTCAACAAGAGATGTCCATTCTCTCAGGAATGTTTCTCCATCAGGCTTGTCTGTGTAGCATACAGAGTTATTAGCAAGTGCCATCTGTGGTGCTGTCTCCCACCATTGTCCAGACTTAGCGTGTCGCATACGTCCATCAGATAGGTTAGACAAACTTATCATAGCGGATCTACGCACACCACCTGACACAACAACTTCCCCAACCTTACACATTAGATTATGGCAATCGTAACTAGATAGCTTACGTCCTGCGTTGTGCTTAAATAAAGATACAGTGAATCTAAATAAGTCTACTAGCGGTGCAGGACCTGATGCCCTACCACCAAATATCTTTAGTCTAGAACCTGCAGGTCTGATAGCAGATGTGTCCCATGTTGGCACTTCACCCATATACAGATGTCCTATTAACTTACGTAATGATTTTGCCCAACCCTCTTTGCTATCCTGCACTTTTATAACAGTATCTACCTCTTCCATATGCTCAGGTATATCTGGTAATTTACCTACATACTGTCTCTCTACAGAAAAACCTACACCTGTGCCACACAATAGTATATACATAGCCTCGTCAAAAGACTTTGGGTCATCTACAGGAAGGTAACTACAGTTATATCCTGCAGTGTTATCTCTTTCAAGAGCAAGACCTGCTGTCATCAACGCTCTCATAGAGGGCATAACTTCTAATTTAGTTATAGCATCTTTTAGTTGTGAAATAGGTAGATGTCCCTTTACCTTCACAGACATAAAGTCTACATATCTGTTGACAGTTTCTTCCCACGTTTCTCTTCTTTTTTCGTTTGGTAGCCACCTAGCGTACCTAGATATAGCTATAAATTTTTGATAATCATTCATATTTTTGTTACCTTCATTTGTATTATTTCTATGTCGTCCATATCATACAGGAGATCTTTAACTATATCTGATATTACTTTCTCTCCTTCACTCTTTCTACTTTCGGCATCACAAGTAACAGGCAGATGACTAGATTCATCATCTATCTCTACCTCTGCTAAAATCTTAAACTTCATTGCTCCTCTCCAAACTCGTTATCATTCTACTTAAATACCATTGCGCCTTTCTAAGATCTTCAATACCATTGCCTTTGTATCGCCATCTGTGTATGTATTTTATCACATTACCCTGACAATAGAAAGCAAATTCTTTACCTAGTTGCTGTTCAATATAGTCTATACATTCCACCCCACCGTTGTTATAATGAGGTGGACTATTCACTAAGTCCACTTGTTCAGTACACCTAGTTGTATCTTCTTTTTCTTTTCTGTCAACCACTTTTTTGGTATCTCCTTATCTGTCCATAGAAACCCATACTTATCACACCAATCGCAGTAGCGTGTCTTAGAATTTTTATGAATCTTGTTGTATGCGTTTTGAAATAAAAACCTGATGTCCAGATCAGGATACTGCTCTTGCACTAACAAATGTTTTACTCTATCAGATGGTTTAAACCATCCTTTCGCTTCAATAATAATACCATTGTTAAGAATAAAGTCAGGCTTATACAATCGAAACATCTGCACTGCGTATTTGACGGATAGCTTTTCATATCTAATCCTTTGCTTTTGAGAACGTAATAACTTTGCTACGTCCTCTTCAAACCTACTCCTGTACTGTATCTTGGGCATTAGCTAGATACACGTAGTTTACTAATGGTGGGTTAGAAGATTTAGAAACCTTTGATGGAAGAACCTCTAAGTCATCCCAACACTTTTCTCTATAGTTACACAAACTGCATTCAACACCTAGCTTTAAATTACCACTAGGCTTACCGTAGTATGTTTCTTCTATAGGCTCGTAACATCTCTCAAACGCACCGCCATCGTTAATGTAGGATACTGTTTCCTGTATCTTTTCTAGTTCAGCATCCATGTCTACATCTTCAGCACTCACATACTTGAAGTTACCATTAGCTTTGTTGATTACCCACCAACCGCCAACAGGAACACCCTTGGCTTTTGCATAGCCAACTAGCTGTGCAACATAACCAAAGCTGTCTTTACCACTAAGTGTAGCAAAGTCTGTAAACTTGTTTTCGTAAGACCAAGGAGAAGCTGACTTTACATCATCAACCTTGCCATTCATAACCATGTCATACGATCCGTCAACTTCACTGTCACTTAGTTTTAGTGTGACCTTATCACTGTCGTCAAACTTTACATCAGACGCTCTTAACAATCCTTTAAACACCGCTTCTATAATATCACCTAGAAGCATGTTTATAATAAAGAAAGGAGAGTCAGGTAGTTTGTCCTCAGGAGAGTTTTTATCGAACCAAAGCTGACACTTCTTACGTCCTATGTTGGACATCCTCAGCTTAAATTCTCTTTTACCCCCTGAGAACTGGCGGTGTAATGAATCTCTTACATCTTTGGCTACGAGGTCAAGAATAGCACCGTCAACATTAGCTTTACCTAACATGAC